CTTCAAGAAAATGTTGTTGAAGTAAAGCAAGATTTGAAAAGCGTTAAAAATGATGTTGGGGAAATTAAAGCAGATGTTAAGGAAATTAAGGAACAACTTAAAAAGATGGAAAATAAACCAGCAGTAGAACATTATTGCGAAGAATGTAAGTATAAGACAACCAGTTATAGCAATTGGGATTACCATATTAATTATGATGTAGAACATAAAAGAAAGCAAAAACTAAAAATGTGGTTTTGTAAAATATGCGACGTCCAATCAAGAACTCAACTTGAATATGACAACCATTTGGGAACTACAAAGCACAAAAACAAGGCAGAAGGAAATACTGAATTTGTATGTGAAAAATGCGAATATAAAACTCTATTAAGACAACACTGGAATCAACATTGCTCGACTAAAAAGCATAAAGAATTAAATGGTGAATAAATATAAATGGATTCTACAACTTCATCGGCACTTGCTATTGGTTCAATAGTTATTTCCATTGGCGGAAGTATTCTTGCTTATATTAATCACAAACGCATAAGGAGTAATTGTTGTGGGAAAGAAGTTGTTGCTTCGTTAGATGTAGAAAATACTACGCCACCTGAACCTGAAAAAAAGGAAGAACTAAAAATTACTTTACCTCCAAGTCCTAAACTTCCTGCTTAAAATCCACGTAATACATAAATGCTACAATTAAAAACTTTTAAGAATGGTGTTAGGGCATACCTTAACGGAGTTCCATTAAGTCGCAAACCTGTGCGATTAGAAAGGGCAGTCCAGCAAAGAAATGCTATTCTTAAAGGTGGTTCGGCAGATGAAATTAAAAGTTATTCTTTAAGCGAAGATGACATCAAACAAATTATTCCAACTCTAAAAGTTATGTCTTACCCACAACTATTAGAACACGACAATATTGACGATGTATTAGATGAGAAAGGCAGATTAATGCTTCTTTATTTAACGGAAGATGAAAGCACAGGGCATTGGGTTTGTCTGCTTAAAAGGGGTAATAAAATTGAATACTTTGACCCTTATGGAAATTATAAACCTGATGAAGAAAAGGAATGGTTGACCGAAGACAAATTAGAACAATTCGGACAAGACACAGACCATTTAACTAAAATGTTAGGTAGTTCAGGGTATAAGGTAGTATATAGCAAAGCACCATTTCAAGAAGACAAGCAAGACATAAATACGTGTGGAAGACATTGTGCCACAAGATTATATTTTAAACATTTGTCCTTACCTCAATATACGCAAATGGTTATAGATTCAGGAATGAGTCCAGATGATTTCGTAAGTGCTTTTACCTTTAATATGATGCGAAAGTAAACATTAGAAAATTAACTCACTTAATAATAAATGCTGAATATTGGTTCTTCTGTTATTCGTAGAGGTAATTCTCTTGCTGACCCTGATTACTTGTATTACAACGCATCAATCATCAACAACTCAACAGCAACAACACAACTTGCTGATGACCCTGCGATTGAATATAGTGACACACGTGCGTCTTCCTTAATGACTGATTCGAGCGAATATGTAGTGTCAGTTGAAAACTTTAAAATTGATGGAGGTGGAAAAAATTTACCTGTTTTTATTCCTGAGATTCAAACCCCAGTTGTAAATGTTAATAACACAATTTATAGTTTTACATTCACGATTAAAATAACAGATTCTCTAAATGTTGACTATTATTTCCAATCTACTCGCTTTCTACAATGGGAAACTGAAAATAAAGAATCTTGGACACCAGTTCCTTCAAGTGGTTCACCTTCTCTACCTTCAACTTATTATTATTGCTACAATATTGATTGGTTTTTACAAATGCTTAATAATGCTGTTGGAATGGCGTGGTTAGATTGTAAAAACGCTGCTCTATTAACTGGTGCTGCTCCTGGACTATTAATGGGAACTAAACCGCCTATGTTTATGTATTTGGGCGATGAAAAGAGATTTGTTTTCTTAGCAGACACCTTTTCCCTTTGGGGTGACATGAATATTCCTGTTGGTGGAAATTTGACATCTTTGAATACCATAGAACAAGTTGTTCCTACATTTAATCGTTCTATGTCAGCGTTTAGTCCATTTCAAGACCCAAAAACAGGCGCAGGTGCCGAATATAATACAAGTGAATATGCTATTTATGGTATGAATACGAATCTCGCCCAGTTAATTGCTAATTTACCTTCTAAATATTTTGGTAGTAATAGTCAATTGGTTGCTGGTGGAATTAAATTAGCAAGTCCTCTTGGCACGGAGTCAATTGCTACTACTTACGCTGCGAGACAAACTGCTACGATTTATTACCCTGAAGTTCAAATTCTACCAGTCCCTGAACCAAATGATTCTTCTTACCCTTCTTCTCTTCAACCTTATGTTTTTGGTTCATTATGGAGTGGTGCTACTTATACTTTTCCTTCAGGTGTAGGAGTTTCTCCAGCATTATTAACAACAAATAATCTTCCAGAGTATTTTAAGATTAAGGAAACTATGTCTTCTATTGGAACTATGTGGTCTCCTGTTAGTTCTATTGTTATTACAACAACCCATATTCCAGTAAGAAATGAATATGCTGTTAGCACAATCCCTTATGGTTCAGCAAGTATAGGGACAACTTCTGCTACAACTAACGCATTCCAAAAAGTTTTAATCGAGACCTCCGCAGATGAAATTGACACGGAGTCATTTAGGGGATTAATTCACTACTTTCCAAATACCCCTTCTTTCACCTCATTAGGACATGACCGAGATGGACTTACTAATGTTGATTTAAGAGTTTATTGGCGTCATCGTCTAACGAATCAATTAATTCCTATGACTCTTCCCAACCAAGGTTCTGTAAGTGTTCGCCTTCTTTTCAAACGCCGAGACGTTGAATAAAAATCTCGCGTGTATTGTTTAGTTGAAAAAAAACCTCTCCATTAAATAAAATGTCGACAAGTGAAGTTTCCAAAGTAGCAGTTGTTGACCCTCGCATTGTCCAACAGCGTCCTTCTTATGCGGTTGAAAAGGGTGCTTTGTCCCTAACGAATGGTAAATATTCAGCAATCGCAAATTCAATTGCTTCTCAGACCTATAACATTCAAGTTCCCTCTGAAAATGTTTTCGTAGACCGAGCAGTTGATTGGACGCAACGTGTTTATGCTGTAATTTCTTTTACACTTTCTGCTGGTAGCACTAATGACCGACCTGTTCTAATTCCTGGAGTAAATATGTCCCTTGCTCCTTTCCCTTCTCACCAATGTGTTAATACTATGTCTGCTACAATTAACGATTCTACCGTGACCATTAACACTGCTGACGTTCTCCCACAAATTCTTCGTCTTTCTGACATGGCTGCTGCTCGTAAGCAACGCACTTGCCCTACTCAACTTGACAAACTTTATTCAGTGCCTGAGACGGTAGGGTATAGAAGTGCTACAAATACTTATTTGCTAACCCCTCAATCTGTTCTTGCTTCTGCTGGTGGTGGTTATGGTCAATCCGCTGGTGCTACTGAAGATGTAGCATGTGGTTCTTGGCCAGATTTCCGCTTTGAAGCACGCACTGCTGGAAGCGATTATTCCCTTGCCGTTGCTGGTTTTGAAGGTCTACCTGTTGCTCAAGCAGGTGGCGACACCGCTTATTCAATCAATTGCTCTTGGTTAACTACTGAAAAACTTGTGCTACCTCCTTTTATTTTCGGAGATGAATATGAACTTTCCACTGGTCTTTTTGGCGTTCAAAACATTCAACTCACGGTAAACATGACACCTTCTCCTGCTCGTGCTTTTCGTTTTGCCCCTACGGATGTTCTTGGTGGAACTTATGCTGTTGCTCCTACCGTAACCTACAACACAACTCTCGCAACTCCCTTTGAACAACCTCTCCTAAACGTCCAATTTCTAACTCCCCCAATTGAAGTTGACCTACCAGCAAAGTCAGTAGTTCCTTGGATGGAATTTCCTCGGTATATTTCCCCTTCTTTTACCGCTGCGAGTGGAACTGCCCTTGCTCCTGTTGAAACTATTGTTCAATCTCAAACCATCACACTTCCTTCCATTCCTGACCTGCTAATGATTTATGTAAAACCTCAGTCATACACTGGTTCTACCTATGGTGATTGGGTATTACCCTTTTCTAACATTTCTGTCAATTTTGACAACTTTTCAGGTCTCCTTGCTTCTCACACTCAGCAACAACTATACAAGATGTCTTGGCGTAATGGAGTTGATTTAGATTGGGCAACTTGGAGTGGTGCTTGTTGGTCAGGACTTGGTAAGAAACTTGCGACGGTAGGTGGTCCGCTTGTTCTCCGTCCTGGACGTGATTTCCCTCTACAAAGCGGACAAGCACCTGGACTCGTAGGCAACTTCACCTTCCAATTTACTGGACGTATTGTGAATACTACTGGTGCTGCTCAGGCAAACGTAAGCATCTATGTAGTAGCGGTAAATAGTGGTTTCTTCGAGACCATCAAGGGTTCTTCTCGCATCATCAAGGGTATTCTCACGGAGACGGACATTCTTGGAGCATCTCAGGTTGCTGCCCCTGATTCCCTTGCTCGTATGGTTGGTTCTGCCAAGCATGTAGGAAAGATGGGAAAGAAGCATAGTCCTATGTCCGCATACTGCTAAGGAAATTAAAGAATTTTAAACAGCAAAAATAATAATATAAAAAACTGGGATTATTTAATCTCAATTTTTTGTATTTTTTTCTTTAAGAACCACAAGCAATAAATAAAGTGTCTCCTCGTTGTTCAATACATTCAATAAAAATATGATTACACCACTTCTTTTGACGGCAATAATTTTCAATACTTTTCCACAAATCTAACCAAGTAGAACCAATTAGAAGGGTTTTTTGACAAGGTTTAAAATTTTCATCAAGAGAACCATAGCAATTTTCTTCTTCACAACAACCAGCATTAATATATTTCGCAGTAAAGTTATGAGGTTGGGTAAAATCCCTTACTTCATTGTCATAATCATCGTAAGACCAATGTGTTCTTTCAATACCATTTTCTTCCGCAAGTTTGTAAAGAGCATCAATGTGATTGTCAACGTCAGGAGTATTATAGGACATTTCTTCTATACTTATATATGATTAGGTATGTGTAAATGGTTTTATATAAATAGCATAGTTAAATAGTGAATAGTTGTTTTTTGTAAAAGAACTTTTGAGAAAGTATATAGTAGAAATACCATGTTCCTTAATGGGGGAACAGAACATTTAAATTTTCATATACTTGTAAAATATAGAAAAACAAAAAAACATTATTTCATTAACTAACTATTTAAGGTTTAAATAATACTGCTTTATATAATACAAATGAGTGTCAAGGACGAAATTGAAGATTTTTTCCTTATTTTCCTAATGTCTTTACCTTATGCTGAACGCAAAGAAATTTGGAATGGTGCTGATTGTATGAATGCTTTGACTTGCGATGCCGAAGAAGATTTGAAAGAAGAAGCATGGAAATTAATTAAATACTCACTCAACTATTCTTCAATCGTAGAGCGATTAAAAGAGCAGATGAAGGAAGAGATTATTGAGGAACAAGAAGAAGTTGAGGAAGACCAAAATATAAGTGAAAATGAACTTAGTTCGCAGGAGGAATAGGTGCTTCAATTTCTACTTTAACTTCTTGCCGTTTTTCCTTTCGACGCTGACGTCTTTTTTCGTTAATACTCTCCTTATTCTTCTCATAATATTTTTTTACTGCTTTTTGGACGTTGTCATAATGCTTCTCGGCAGTTGTCTTCTCCATTTAATATTATATAATGCCTTATGTTTAAATGGTTTTATATATTATTCGAAGACAACTCCTTCGGAATCCATAGCATCTAAAACTTTACTTACATTCTTTTTTGATGCTGGCATACCGCATCCTTTCAAGTATTTCTTAGCAAATTTTAGTTTGCCACCACAGGACGAACCTTTTTCGCAAGAAGAACAACAACTTTTTCCGCCAGTAAAATTTTTTAGATTGTGTGCTTCTAATCCAAGAATAGCAGCAGGAATTGGTGAATAAGCAGTTAATACATCTACCCATTGTCCGTATTTAGAATCTCTGTGTTCGCTTTTTTTGTCATACCAACCCATAATTCTATACAAAGGGTCATTCCCATAATAAATTCTTCTATTTGGTAATCCTCTATTAATGTCAGACCATTCTATTGCTGGATTATACGAAGTCCCTTCTTGAATTAAACCTTTTTTAATAAGGTTGTCAATAATAGCACCACCAAGAGAATGCCCCACAGCATAATAATTATATAAATCAAGAGGGTAATCTTGCTGAAATGCCCTTAATTCTGCTTCATCTCGTTGGTATACACCAGTTGAATAAAGTAAATCAAAAGGAATTGTATACCAAGTCCCAACATCTTCTTGCGTTTTTGTGCCACGAACTCCTACAATTACATCTTGCCCTTTCATATAAAATTTCATAGTTGGAGTCCATCTTATTAATTGCCAACCATCAACATTCTGTATAGGGTCAGTTAAATTATAAGATTGTTTTGCTATAACTTGGAGAACTCGCAATTCATCAGGCATAGGCATTTATAATTTAATGAGAAATTTAACTAATATTTGCGACCACGTCGTCCGTAACGTCCTTCTCCACTTGGACTTGGAGTTGGAGGCAGACGTAATTTTCTTGTAGTCCCACTTGGAGAACCAGCAGAAGCAAGTGCCTCTTCAACTGCTGCGGATGTAGGACTTAATAAACCGAAAGGTGCTAATGGATTACCAGTTGAACCTGTTGCCGTGCTTCTCGCTTCACCTCTCTTTAACCAATCAAGAAGAGAACTTTGTCCAGGAGGTGCCACTTGTGCTTGTTCTTCAAGTGTAGGTCTCCCACGTGGACGTCCAGAAGGTGCTACGAGTGGTGGTTCAAATAGAGGTCGATTAGGAACTTGTCTTTCACGAAATAGAGGACTTAATGCGGATTCAAGAGGTTCAACTCCCAAACTTGTGAACATTTGACGTCCAATAATTTCACGTTCTCGAGGTGATGAAGTTTGAGCCATTTGGGTAATAATTCCACTCATTCTTTCAAGTTGACTTAATGCCGAAGCAGTTAATCTTCTCTTGGATGCGTCTAATTGCTGGCGAGTAAGAAGAACTCTACAAGATTGTGCCATAGTAGTTAGGAAATCACGAATTTGTCCCATTTGCTTTCCACTTAAATTTGGTGAAATTTGAAGAAGAGAACCAATAGCACTATTTAATTTAGAAAGTGTGCCTTCTGTAATATTTCCAACTTGGATTTCATCAGCAATAGAAACCAGTGTAATGTATAGTGTGCGAGTGTCAGGTGGGGCAACTTCAGTTCCTCTAACTTGTGCGGTAGGACTAAAAAAAGAAGATTCACTTGTTGACGCTTTATTTTCAGCACGAGTCATTAAAAATTGTCTTGCCATACTTCTTCCTGCTTTGGTCACAGCACCACCAGTCAAGGTTGAATTCGGAGTATTTCCTTTACGTCCAAGCATACCTAATTCCTTTGATTTATTATTTGCGAGGGAATCCATTACAACTTTGCGAGATTGTGCGTCCCAACCTTTTTTAACGATTTCAGCAGGGTCTTCAGGATTTGTGAAAAATTGTAAATGTGGAGGCAGTATTGTTTCCATAGGTGGACGAAATCCACGCTGATTTAGAAATACTGCTTCATCAGGAAACAACACTGGTAAGTTAGGAAACGAAGGCATAGTCATTTTATATTCTTGTGCGGTTTTTTATTTATTAATATAAACCTTCACGCTTTACTATGCTTGATGCTTGGGGCATAGAAACACCACGTTCTGCCATTACACGCTTTACAATTTCATTACGAGCAGAAGGTTTACGAGAAGATTTAACTTCCATAGGGCGAGGGTCTACCGCTGGGTTACGCATTCTCAGTCCACCAACCCTACGTCCAAGTCCAAGCATGTCAGCACCTTGGTCAATATAAGAAGAATATTGCGGTGCCTGTCCTTTTAGAAGCATTTTTAGAAGTGGAGCATAACCCTTTGCTTGAGAAATAGCATCTCTACTTTCAGGCACATATTCACTTACATAATCCAACGCACCTTTCTTACCACCCATACAACATTTGCGTCCACCACGCTTACCATAACCAACTGCCTTCGCTGCCTTATTTACTTCATTAGCACCTTTTAGAATTTCTGCCATAGTTTTTCCTACACCCTTACCAAGTCCCATTTGTTCCCCAAGCATGTCAAGAATTGGTGCTGCCTTGGCAACTCCGTCCGCTGCCTGACCTAAATATTGAGCACGAAGTAGGGATTCGTTATTAGTGAATTCATTGCCAACCTTGGGTAAATAATCACCACGAAGCACAGAATCAGGATTGGTAAATTCGTTCGTTACTTGTCCTACACCTTGTTGAAGGTATGATTGAGGGTTAGTGAATTCATTAGAAATTTTATTAAACCCTGCCAAAAAATCATCATAAATACCACCACCATGTTTAGAACCTAACATTACAGAACCATCAGGCATTGTGTGTTTACCCTTACGCTTACGAGAAGAACCTACCATACCATCAAGATTTTGTCCATAACGCATACCACTTGCCATTGTTCCTTTTGTTAGTTCAGTGGGATTTTTTTCCAAAGAATTAAAACTTGCTGGTGTTTCACTTTCCGCCCATCTGTCAAATCCATCAGTCATAAATCTGCTTGTTTCACCCCCTCGTTCACGCTGTTTACCACGAATGTATTGTGTGGTTCTTGACATTTATTAATATGTGTAGAATTAAATTGAAATAAAAACTACATAAGAATATAAAATGGAACATCGCCAAGAACTTCGTATGCGAACAGCACAACGAATCCAAGAACGTGCTATGCCTTCTATGGAAAATTTCACGGAACAACAACGCCTACACCACGAAAGTGTTATGCGTCGTCAAATGCTACTTGACAAACTCCATCTCGCACAAAATCGAGTAGCAGAAATTTCAGGACGTCGTAAAATTAAAACTGCCAGTGAAAGAGGTGTTGGTGGTAGTAGAATGAGAGGTGGAAATTGGTGGGATGTTTTTGACCCTAATAAGAATGGTGTAGCAAACGCTTTTGACCCTAATAAGAATGGTGTAGCACAAGCAGTCAATCAAGCAGTTGCTGCGGTTTCAAACGAATTTACTAACCCTAACTCCGTTCTCGCAAAAGGAGTAACTGACGCTGCCAATAAAGTAGCAAATGAATTTACTAACCCTAATTCCGTTCTCAGTGCTGGAACTGCGGATGCGTTGCGTAGAATAGACAATGAATTTACCAATCCTGATTCCGTGATGAGACGTGGTGCCGAAAATGCCTTCGACCCTAACAAGAATGGTGTAGGTGTAGCATTCCAAAAAGTAGCAAATGAATTTGACAATCCTAACAGCGATTTCCGTAGAGGTGTTGGGGCAGCAGGAGAAGTTCTTAAATCAGCATTAGAAGGACCAGTCAAACAATTTTTACAAGAATCATTTGACCCTAATAAGAATGGACTTGGAGATGCTTTCCGTAAATTTGGTAAGGACACAGAGGCAGCATTCCAAGATTTTGGTAATAAGATGGCATCAGCATTCAGCAAGGAAGAAATGGAAAGAACTTTTGGACCACTAAAAGATGCTTTTGAGAAATTTGGAAATGCTACGGACACTTGGTTTAAGAGCGTAGACCCTATGGTTTGGATTATTGTAGCATCATCAGTTCTTACCATCGCAGGAACTATTGCTTCATTTGGTCTCGCAGGACCAGCATTAATGGGTGCCAACGCAGCACTAATTTCCGCAGCAGGAGCAGCAGTAACTATTGGTGGAAAGGCAGCATTAGGACGCAAGATTGACCCTACGGATGTTGCTGGACTGGTTCTTGGTCTTCTACCAATTCCAGGAGTTTCCGTGGCAGCAGGTCAAGGTTCTAATGCTGTTTTCAGGGCACTTTCCGCAGTTGGACAAACGGCAGCAGGAATGTCCCAAGCACAAGTGGCATTAGCAGGTGCCAAGGCAATTAACGGAATCGCAGCAGCACAACAATCCCTTCCAGGAGGGGTAAATCTAAATATTGGATTTGGAAAGCATCGTCGTGGAAAGGGAATGACTATGGATTTCGCACAAAAAATTGCTAATCTAACAAAGGCAGAAATTTTAGATGATGTAGAAAATGATGCCGAAGCAGAACTAACTGGTGGATTTTTTGGTAGTTTAATTCAACAGCAACCTCAACTTGAATATTATACTGGTGGAACTCCTGATTTTTATAATCCACCTGTCTATATTGGTGGAACTCCTGATTTTTATAATCCTCGTCCTATTCAAGATTTCACACCTATGCCTCGACCTTATGACCCTTCTCCCCCTATGTTTGGAATGCCTCAACCAAGACCAAGACCTCGTCCTGTTTATGATGGAATGAACTATACTGGCGGAACTCCTTATGACCCTAATACTGGAATGATTCGTCAAATACGTGGTGAACCTTTTACCGAATTTGCTCCAAGTTCTAATATGGGATTAGGTGGGAGAAAAGGTGGACGAATTGCTCAGAGTGGTTGCCCTTCTTTTTGTAGAAATGCTGGTAATATGCACCCAGTTTGCGTTCAAGGACGTAAGGATGGAAGACCCAATTGTGGCGTAGGTGGATTTACTTAATTTAAAAAATTCATTAAATTATAAATGGAAAGAGAACAAATTAGAAGGGCAATTGATTATGTTATTGAAAGCAATTTGCTGTTCTTTGTCTCGTTAATTGTTAGTATTTTTGGAATTGATTTCTTGAATCAACTTTATAGAACTGGAATACAAAATGAAATGGAAAAATTATTAGAAGGTGGCACTGAATTAATTGGGACTACTACTGGTATGGCATTCAGGGATTTTTTAGGTAGATTAGTTGTTGTTGGTAATCCTCGTATGCTTCCACCAACGCAAGAACATCGGCAAGAAATTATTGATTATGCTACTGAAAGAATAAGACGTTCATTTCCAAATTGGTTAGACAAAGTTGTAAGAGGATTTCCTCGTGGGACATCGGCAACTGAATTTATTAATGAATTTACCCTTCAAGCATTATTTATTTTGCTGTATGCTATTTTAGTAAATTGGGAAGATGTGAAAGATTATTTACGAAGAATCAATAACCAACATTTACATGGTGAAGGTAAAACTCATCGTAAAAGTTTTCTTAAAAAATATAAATTAGAAGACACTGGGTATTCATTAGAAGATTTAAGCAAAATTACTCAATTTCCTATTAAGATTCTTCAAGAAGTTTATAATCGTGGAATTGGTGCTTATAAAACAAATCCGCAATCAGTAAGAATAAAAGGAACATTTAAGAAAGGGATTGCTCCTATGAGTAAAAAACTTTCAAAGGAACAATGGGCAATGGCAAGGGTATATTCATTTTTAGATGGTTCAAAAAAACACGACCAAGATTTATTTGAAGAATAAAAATCTGTTTCATAGAATAAATGCTCCATAGAACGCAAAAACCTCAATGTATGTGTCCCAAAAACTACGCACCAGTTACGGCAACAAATGGTAGAACGTATGGAAATTCTTGTTTAGCACGTTGCGATGGTGCTGTTGTGGAACAGATGAAACAGCGTGGTTCAGGAAACTGGAAGGAATTAGCGTTCCATCTTGGACAAAAGGGTATTGTTCCACAAGCACAAGTTGGAGAATTACGAACTGGTATTGACGCTTTAACTCGTCAAGGACTAAAAAAGGTTCGTGGTTTTGCTCCAAAGAAAGCAGTGATTCAACAAGCATTAGGTCAAATTAATCCTTTGGCAGTAGCACAAGGACAAGCACCTAATAACGCATTAATTCAAAGAATCCAAGGTCTAACTAATCCTGCTGAATTACAAACTCTTGTAAATGAACTAACTACGGCATACCATCAGGCACAGCAAGGACAAGGTGGATTTGACCCTATTGTAGCAGGTGGATTTCTTGATTTATTTTTTAGTGGAATGGGAAAACCAAGAGGTAGTAGTCGTAATTCAGGATTTATTCAGCGAATGCTGGCAGAAAATAACCAATACCACGATGGAGAATACAAGAGACCTTTTAAGAATTCCAAAGATTCTACGATGAAAAAGAACGTGGTTTTTAACTATGACAAGGTAGAAACTCCAAGTGATTGGATTGTGAATACTTTTGGAAAGAAAAGCAAGAAAAGAGACAAACCAGTGTCCGCAGGTAAAACCTTGGAGACAGCGATTAGGGAACTAAAAGCAAGAAATCCTACTATGAGTCAACGAGCATTAGCAAAAGAACTTGAAACTTCGGCAGCGACGGTAAACCGAGTTCTTAAAGGTTAAATTTTTTAATGAATGAATTAACACTTTCTAAAAAATTAGGTTTATTCCAAAGAATCCATCTACTCAACGCACCAGCAGAAAGGGGATTATTCCAATCCTCTCTCTTTCGGTGTCTACGCAAATATGCTTGTTTTTTCTTATTGTCATTTGTAAGCAAAAAATCGTCATACCCAACAGCACCAAAACTAACTTTTTTTATACCATCTTCTAATTGAAAAGAAGCGGTATATTTATGCGTTCCGTCTCTTGATTTTAAAATACTTAATAACTTCATTTATTAATTTGTAAGCATAAAAATCGTCTCATTAATACTCTGGACTGCTTCTTGAAGTTTTTTATTATACGCAACTAACCAATCATCTTCATTTGTAGGTAATTCAGGTATTAGTTCATCAGGGGATTGGTGAGATTCAAATTCATAATCGCTTTTCATCATTTCTTTCCAACTTTCAGGCACTACATAACGAGGCATACAATAAACTCTAAATGTAGGGTCAGTTAGAATCAAAGCACGAACAATACGAAAATTAACACGCAGGTCTTCATCAATGATTCCCATTACTTCTTCGCTCATCTTGTTGTTATACTTATATATAACTGGGTATGTGTAAATGGTTTTATATAATTTAATAAATAAATAGTGTTTTAGTGTTTTTTTGTATTTTGATTTTTAGAAAGTTTATAGTTTTTTGAATGTTCTGTTCCCCCTCTTAGGAACATGCCTTTTTATAGAGGGACTTTTGAAAAAATCCTTTTACAAAAAACAACTATTCATTATTTAACTATTCCTTTTCAAAATCTTCTGCTTGGTTCATAATCCATGCTGATGTCTCTGTGATTACATATTGGGGGTAATTTTTGTGAATACATACCCATCTTGAACCAGTTTTTCTTAATTTTGCTGTTTCTTCTTTTGCCATACCCAAATAGGTTTGGAGCAAATAATTTAATGCGTGAGAACCAGTAGATTGTGGGTAAAGAACGAAGTGGGTTGCTTCCGTAAGTAGTAGACGTGTTTTCTTATAATTGCTTAAATAGTGGGTTAGGCAGAGCATTGTGGTAATAGTATGCCTACCTTGAATCGCGATGTCATCAATTAATTGTTGAACTACTTTTGCTTCTTTTCCTTGGAATGTGTCATAGTCATCAAAAATAATCATACATTCTCTCAAAGGTTCTAAATCAGGTAGAGGTTTTTCAACAAGTTTAGAAATATTTATGCGATTAAGTTTAGGTTTCATAGAATCTAATGTCTCATCATCATTTAGTTTAGAAACCAAATAAACTTGCCTGTCAGGGAATAATTCTCTATATTTTTCAGCAAGTCCTTTTGCTATATAAGATTTACCTGACCCTGATGCTCCTGCTATATACCAAACTTCACGTCTTTTAGCATCTGCGGAAGGAACTAATTGAAAAGTAGAATTTGGGGGTAATTCAATATTAGAATTTGATTTCTCTTCTGCTTCCCCAATCATTCCCTTATACAAATCAATAATAGCAGGATTAGAATGTTGTAGATGTTCAGGTGGAATACCTCTTGAATGTGCTTCTTGTAAGAACATCATTAATTCTTGCTGTTCTCGTGGTTTAATTCCCTTCATTCTTTTCTTCCCAAAATCAAGTTCAAAGTTTTTCTTTTTGCCTTTTTTGTCATCACCTCTATTTAATTTTAGTTCTCCAGCATCTTTTTTTCCTGCGGTTATAGAGGCAATAGTGTCGCCGTCACCATCTATATTCAAACTTACCTTGGAGGACATTTATTTTTCACCAACATTTTAAAAAAACATAAAAAACCATACAGGTGTAAAAGAGTTAAAGTAAAATTGCGTTTTTTAAAGGAAAAATCTTTATAAGGTAATAATAATTAGAGTAATGAGTTTTACCGCCGACCTCAAATTTGGACAAATTTTTCAAGAATTAACTAAAAAATTAGTTGGAGAAAAAGTTATTCATTCCCCTGACGGAAATTTTAAACCTTATGATTTTAAAACTGAATGGGTCGAGGACGAAAAAACTGGAAATACTACTTATGAAGTTAAAGCAGACCGCTTAGGACATAAATGGGGTTCATTTTATATTGAATTTGAGTGTAATGGTAAACCATCTGGACTTTCAACAACGGAAGCAGATTATTGGTGGTATTATATAGTAAAAGACAACTATTATATGGCATGGGAAATTCCAACGAAAACTTTGAGAGATTCTATACCTACTGCTAAATGTGTAAAAAGTGGCGGAGATTATGGACGTAGCAAAGGGTATATTTTCAACTGGAATAACTTTGAGAATTTCAAGCAAACGGAAAAATACGTCAACTATTCTTCATCCTAATTTTAGGAAAAAGAGTAGTCCTGACGAGAATTGAACTCGTGTTTTCGGTTTCAAAGACCGACGTAATTACCACTATACTACAAGACCAAGTGTTTTTTTTTAATTAACTTCTTCTTTGAAGAATTCCAGCAATAAAATGTAATGCTTCTCTCGTAGTTTGTAGGTCTTTTAGTAATCCTACTATTTCAGAATTACTCATAGCGATTTCATAAGGAACTCCTTGCTGTTGTAATTGCTGTAATTTATTAATAAGAAATCCAGTCCTACTTCTCAATTTTAATTCAGCAGTTTTAACCATACCGACTATTCTTTCAACTGGTAGGGAATTAAATAATGCTTCCATTTATATTTAATTAATAATTTATTCTTCATCATCTTCCCCATACGTGGGAATTTGAACCTTTTGAACTTTCTTCATATAATTTCTTTGAACGTCAGCAGAATGGGACATTTTCTCGGCGTCATTTTCCATTTCATTAACATCATACTTATCAGACAAATAAATATGACGAAGCATGGTCGAACCTACCCTTTTTCCAAAAATCTTATTCAAGAGACGAGTAATTGCGTTGACACTACTAAAAGGATTCCCAGCAAAATCAACAAGGAAGTGGACTGGTTTTCCAGCATTTTTTCCTTTGGTAAGAAAGAGGGGATGAAAGTGGAGGTAAGTTCTCAAAATAGGTTGAAGAGTTGGTGGAATTGGAAAAGTTAATTTCCCATGCGTTTTCTTGGTTTTATATTTATTAAAGACAAAATTACCATCATCCAAAATAATGTAATTAAACTCATCATCTAACGGATTTTTTCTACTAACTTTTAGAAATTGGTAATCTTGATTTCTACGAGGTGGCATTTCAATATACAAACTCAAAAGCATATAATTTAGTAGAACATCCCATTCTTTTGATGTAATTTCACCCTTATTTTCAAATTCCTGAACTTCTTTTTTCAAAGCATCTTGATGTCCTTTTACAACTTCCCAACTTAACCAATTGTCTTCTTGCTTTGAACTCTTTTGGTGGTCATCAGGTTTTTCTTGGTCACTTTTAACTCTTTCCATCATACGATTGAACCAATAGGCATAAATCTTTTTATAACTGGATGCGTCTTTATAAAGGGACAAAGCACTAACAATATTAGACATTAGGGACTTTTGTGTGCTTTCAGCATATTCCTTCAATTTAGATTCAATAGCATCCTTACTTTTCAGAAAAGCAAGATTCTTAAATGGAGTTGAATTATTAAGTTTATATAATGTCTTAATATATTGTGTTGCCGTTGAGTCAGCAACCTTTCTTTCTTCCACCAACTTCTTGTGTAATACCGTCATGTATTCAGTAATTTTCGCCATCTTGTTTATTATTACAATATATTAATTTAATGTGAAAATAACTCATCACTATAATAAATGGCAACTGGTTCTTCTCAAATGGATGTTGATGTTAAAGGTTGTAATGGCACAAATGAACCGACCTCGAAGGCAATAGAAATTCCCAAAATGCTTCCTGTTGACTTTTTTAAGAATCCTATACTTCTCCGTCAAGATGGTTATGAACCTGAACCTTATAAGGTGGGAACGTCTTTGGCGTATTCTTATGTAGAACCTTCAAGCAAGAAACCTCGAATTGAAGGTAAAGTTTGTAGTTTTGATTGTATTATGTGTTTGGCACAAGCATTAAATCTTGAAGAGACAAAACCTAACCTTTACGAGAAGAAGTAAACCTTTCCTTAGAAAGAGAAGTTCCTAAATAACCATTCCAAGCACTATGCCATTCCTTATTCAAAGGCGTATTAAAAACTAAATTTGCCTTTGTAATAATCACAAATCCAAATCCGCCGTGTTCACCTGTATTTGCTGTTCCGTGGGAAACTTTTGGAGGAATTAAAATCATCGCATTTTCATCTGACAAATCAAACGCCATTTTGGTTTGGTCATTAACGAAATAACTTTCCTTGTCTTGTCCTACTTTGCTCCACATAATGCTTTCCGTAATACCTTTAATGCCTGAATCATCGTGTAATGCCGAAGCAAAATTTTCGGACATACCAAGAGAAGTTGCTGGTAAATCTTTCAAGGGAACTCCTGGAATCGCTTGTGCTTTTTCAACTTGTTCTGCTTTCATTAATCTAAATTTAGCAACAGCAGGGGCATACCTTTCTTCTAACATATACAAGGCAGCGTAAGAAAAGATTAAATTATAAAGGAATTTTTCATCAAAAGACGCCTCAGGTTTTCTTGGGTGGTAATCTATTACTGCTGAATGATTAGGTGCTGAATAATATTTAATTTGTCCATCCAAAGCATTAAATCCGTAATACCTGTCAGTTTTCTCGACATTTGACATATTCTTTTTGAATGCTCTTTTCTCTTTTAGAGTTGGATTACCTTTCAATAAAATTTTGTCGTGCGTATAAAAAGTTGCTTCTTTTCTTGGGTAATATTCGGTGAATTGTTTACCCAAATCGTATAAGTGTTTGGCAGATTCGCTTAATGCTTTGTCATCTTTTCCAGTAATATAAATAGTCAAAATCTCGCCATTATGAACTACAATACAACCTTTATTAAACATTTTGAACCCTTCCTTTTTCATAGATTCAAGTGTGTGAAAAATAACATCTTTTCGGACATCTCGTTTTCTTAAAGTTTCGACTTCAATAATAGGCAAATCAATCAAAACAGCAGGAACATCCTTCACTGGATTTTCCCCCCAAAAAAAAAATTTGCTTTTTTTTTCTGACATTTTTTTATATGGAATCTTTGAAATCTTCTCTACATCCTTTAATGCTTGCCTAACAATTTCCTGCGGTGCTTCAAATCTATTACGCCTAACATTATTAACTTTTACATATTCTTTTGGAGCATAAACTCTTGGCGGTTTTACACCGCCAAACTTCATAACTTCTCCATCTTGTCCTACGATGAATTTACGAAAAGAAAGTTGGGGGAATTTTTGCTGTAAGTATTCTTTTAATTTTGCCATAGTTTCCAAGTGAATGGCAACATCATCATCTTTTTCTAATCCAAATGTTGCCTTATACATTCCGCAATCCAAGTGGTCAAAGCACCAAACTTCTTTAATTCCGTGAAGTTGAATTCCAAGTCCAAGATTGTCTAAAAATGCTTTGTCCCATTGGGTTTCCATAACACCAGCAGAAGCACCAGCAAGAGTAAATAAGTCAAAGTTGGCGTGGAGTTTTTTGTCTTTGAGTAAAAATTCAAACACATCCGTAATATAGCGAGGGTCAATACAAGTTAGAACAAACACATTAGCACGTCCTTTTTTGCGGTCTTGGTCTGCCTGTGAGAATCTACCACTTCCATAATTATAAAATCCAGTTCTCATATATTTCGTCGCATTTGCTTGTAGATGATTCAATGGTCTGCTTATAATACCAGTTAATTCGTCTAATGTTGTCAAATACTTATTAAGAATTGCTTTATACACTTCAAGGGTCGGTATTACATCTTCTTCTAAATCTACCACAGGTAAATAATTAGGGTCATTTGCTCTACCTACTTTCAAATCTTTATGTAAATCAAAACACCACTTAAAAGCAGAATTTAAATCATCTTCCGTAGAAGACATAGGGACATCTTCACCTTCACCATAAAATTTTTGTATTTCTTCTTTAAAAGCATCTTCAATAATTCTTGTTAAAAAAAAATCATCAAAACTACCTCTCATAAATCTCGACAATTCCATCATTTTAAAAAGCGTTCCGTCTTCAAAATCAGGTGGAGTTGTCCCATAAAAAGCAGTATTAAAATCAGCAACTAATCCTGCTTGAAAAGTTGATTCTAAAATGCCTAATAATCTTTCCATTATGTTTACAGCAGGGGTGTATGTTTTTTTTAACTTCTTAAAAGACGCTATTAATTTATTACGAAATACGAACTCCTCAGCATAAGATTTCATCTCTGCTTGCTCACGTTCATATTGTCCTATTCCTTGAGACATTTGTATTTTAGTAACAATTTTTTATTGGATTTTATGACTCCTTCTACAAGTAGGGCAATCCCATTTAGTTTTACCTTGTGCCTTTTGGGTTTGAATATGTGCTTCAATACATCCTTTACAATATTTATGACCGCAAGAAGTAATGTGTAGATTCTCGTGTTCTATGAAATCCATACAAATGGCACATTCCCATCTCTTTTTAAGAGTTTTTGCCATTTCTACAAATTCTTCTTTCATATGAATAGGTAGTTCACTTTCTACTTCTACATTTCGAGTAATGGTTCTATACACTACCCAATCACTCATCAACGCACCACTTTCCGCCTCAAAGTATTTCGCCCAAGCATAAGCACGTTGTTTATTCATCGCATTCAGTTTTGCCTCCATCTCTTCTTATACTTATATATAACTGGGTATGTGTAAATGGGTTTTATATAAACTTATTATGTTTATAAAATACCTGTAAAGGCACAGCAATATATTGTAATTTACTGAAAAATAGTTAAAAAGTGAATAGTTGTTTTTTGTAAAAGGTATATTTCAAAAGGTCATAGTAATAAAACCATGTTCTTTTAAAAGAGAACGGAACATTTAAAAAACTATATACTTATGAATATTAGAAAAACAAAAAAACATTATTTCATTAACTATTTATTCCTTATTGAATACTATTGAGATGCTATTATTAGCATTTTTAGTCCAAGTAGAAGTTTTAAAACCCTTCTTAAAGGGAACTTTCTTGTCAAGGTCTTTACATAGTTCACGATGTTGTTTAGCATCGCAAGTTTTAGGTAGAGAATTCATAATGTCATCAAACTTCTTACTATATGCTTCTTGTTGCTTTTTCTTGTCAATTAGTTCTTGCTTTTCATCTTGAATTATTTTGTCTCGTATTTTTTGATTCACATAAAATTGTAGAAGTTCGTTATAGCAGTTTTTTAGAACGTGATTATAAAATTCCCTCCATTCATCTTCATTTTTAGGACATACAAAACCTTTTTCATCATTGTCAAGAAAACGAGGAACGTCAAATCCAAAATCAACCTTCAAACATTTAATCCCAAACTTTGCCCTAATCTTAGCAGTTCTCACATTCATCTCATCAATCTTTTTTGCTCTTTCAATTTTGAACTCATTTGGGACTTCTCCTCCATAAACCCAGTTAAAATCTTTCTCTATAAAATTAATTGATTCTTTGTCTTTCGCATAAGCATTTGCCAGTTTAATAACATTAACTTGACAAATTCCAAATTCCATATAATCTTTTACACACGCAGGGAAATCACCGAAAGAGTTAATTACTTGGGAACTCATCTTCTTGTTATACTTATATATAACTGCCTCCGTGTAAATGGGTTTTATATAAACTTGACAACAATTAAAAATACACATAAATCGCTGTCAAAGGCACAGCAGAAATTAAACGCTTTTATATGACAGCAACCCCTATATTAGGGGGTTTTTGTGTGTTTTCGTTTCCCTTTTTTATGCACTCAGAGTTGGATTTCTACTTTTGGGAAACATCTTGTTCTTCTATTTCATCTTTGACTTCTTCAATATGTTCTTCAATAGGCGTCATGTCGTCCATTCTTTCATTCCATTCTTCGTGTTCTGCTTCTCCCAAATTAATTTCTTCGTGCCTATTTTCCATTGCGTTCTTAACTAATGCTTTCCATACCTTCTTTTTAATTTCTTCATCTTCTCCTTCCATATAATTATCCATAAAGTCATCATAACTCATCGTGATGCTTTTAGGAATCATAATAGCAAAGGTCAAATCAAATTTGAGTTCTTCTTGACTTAGGACGCTCATCTTGTTGTTATACTTATATATATCCACCATCGTGTAAATGGTTTTATATATGTTTCTATAACGCTGTGTTTTTCCCTGTGGAAAATCAGTAAAATTATATATAATTTTACTGATTTTCCACAGGGAAAAACACAGCGTTATAGAAACATATATAAAACCATTTACACGATGGTGGATATATATAAGTATAACAACAAGATGAGCGTCCTAAGTCAAGAAGAACTCAAATTTGATTTGACCTTTGCTATTATGATTCCTAAAAGCATCACGATGAGTTATGATGACTTTATGGATAATTATATGGAAGGAGAAGATGAAGAAATTAAAAAGAAGGTATGGAAAGCATTAGTTAAGAACGCAATGGAAAATAGGCACGAAGAAATTAATTTGGGAGAAGCAGAACACGAAGAATGGAATGAAAGAATGGACGACATGACGCCTATTGAAGAACATATTGAAGAAGTCAAAGATGAAATAGAAGAACAAGATGTTTCCCAAAAGTAGAAATCCAACTCTGAGTGCATAAAAAAGGGAAACGAAAACACACAAAAACCCCCTAATATAGGGGTTGCTGTCATATAAAAGCGTTTAATTTCTGCTGTGCCTTTGACAGCGATTTATGTGTATTTTTAATTGTTGTCAAGTTTATATAAAACCCATTTACACGGAGGCAGTTATATATAAGTATAACAAGAAGATGAGTTCCCAAGTAATTAACTCTTTCGGTGATTTCCCTGCGTGTGTAAAAGATTATATGGAATTTGGAATTTGTCAAGTTAATGTTATTAAACTGGCAAATGCTTATGCGAAAGACAAAGAATCAATTAATTTTATAGAGAAAGATTTTAACTGGGTTTATGGAGGAGAAGTCCCAAATGAGTTCAAAATTGAAAGAGCAAAAAAGATTGATGAGATGAATGTGAGAACTGCTAAGATTAGGGCAAAGTTTGGGATTAAATGTTTGAAGGTTGATTTTGGATTTGACGTTCCTCGTTTTCTTGACAATGATGAAAAAGGTTTTGTATGTCCTAAAAATGAAGATGAATGGAGGGAATTTTATAATCACGTTCTAAAAAACTGCTATAACGAACTTCTACAATTTTATGTGAATCAAAAAATACGAGACAAAATAATTCAAGATGAAAAGCAAGAACTAATTGACAAGAAAAAGCAACAAGAAGCATATAGTAAGAAGTTTGATGACATTATGAATTCTCTACCTAAAACTTGCGATGCTAAACAACATCGTGAACTATGTAAAGACCTTGACAAGAAAGTTCCCTTTAAGAAGGGTTTTAAAACTTCTACTTGGACTAAAAATGCTAATAATAGCATCTCAATAGTATTCAATAAGGAATAAATAGTTAATGAAATAATGTTTTTTTGTTTTTCTAATATTCATAAGTATATAGTTTTTTAAATGTTCCGTTCTCTTTTAAAAGAACATGGTTTTATTACTATGACCTTTTGAAATATACCTTTTACAAAAAACAACTATTCACTTTTTAACTATTTTTCAGTAAATTACAATATATTGCTGTGCCTTTACAGGTATTTTATAAACATAATAAGTTTATATAAAACCCATTTACACATACCCAGTTATATATAAGTATAAGAAGAGATGGAGGCAAAACTGAATGCGATGAATAAACAACGTGCTTATGCTTGGGCGAAATACTTTGAGGCGGAAAGTGGTGCGTTGATGAGTGATTGGGTAGTGTATAGAACCATTACTCGAAATGTAGAAGTAGAAAGTGAACTACCTATTCATATGAAAGAAGAATTTGTAGAAATGGCAAAAACTCTTAAAAAGAGATGGGAATGTGCCATTTGTATGGATTTCATAGAACACGAGAATCTACACATTACTTCTTGCGGTCATAAATATTGTAAAGGATGTATTGAAGCACATATTCAAACCCAAAAGGCACAAGGTAAAACTAAATGGGATTGCCCTACTTGTAGAAGGAGTCATAAAATCCAATAAAAAATTGTTACTAAAATACAAATGTCTCAAGGAATAGGACAATATGAACGTGAGCAAGCAGAGATGAAATCTTATGCTGAGGAGTTCGTATTTCGTAATAAATTAATAGCGTCTTTTAAGAAGTTAAAAAAAACATACACCCCTGCTGTAAACATAATGGAAAGATTATTAGGCATTTTAGAATCAACTTTTCAAGCAGGATTAGTTGCTGATTTTAATACTGCTTTTTATGGGACAACTCCACCTGATTTTGAAGACGGAACGCTTTTTAAAATGATGGAATTGTCGAGATTTATGAGAGGTAGTTTTGATGATTTTTTTTTAACAAGAATTATTGAAGATGCTTTTAAAGAAGAAATACAAAAATTTTATGGTGAAGGTGAAGATGTCCCTATGTCTTCTACGGAAGATGATTTAAATTCTGCTTTTAAGTGGTGTTTTGATTTACATAAAGATTTGAAAGTAGGTAGAGCAAATGACCCTAATTATTTACCTGTGGTAGATTTAGAAGAAGATGTAATACCGACCCTTGAAGTGTATAAAGCAATTCTTAATAAGTATTTGACAACATTAGACGAATTAACTGGTATTATAAGCAGACCATTGAATCATCTACAAGCAAATGCGACGAAATATATGAGAACTGGATTTTATAATTATGGAAGTGGTAGATTCTCACAGGCAGACCAAGACCGCAAAAAAGGACGTGCTAATGTGTTTGTTCTAACTTGTATTGACCCTCGCTATATTACGGATGTGTTTGAATTTTTACTCAAAGACAAAAAACTCCACGCCAACTTTGACTTATTTACTCTTGCTGGTGCTTCTGCTGGTGTTATGGAAACCCAATGGGACAAAGCATTTTTAGACAATCTTGGACTTGGAATTCAACTTCACGGAATTAAAGAAGTTTGGTGCTTTGACCACTTGGATTGCGGAATGTATAAGGCAACATTTGGATTAGAAAAAGATGATGATGTTGCCATTCACTTGGAAACTATGGCAAAATTAAAAGAATACTTACAGCAAAAATTCCCCCAACTTTCTTTTCGTAAATTCATCGTAGGACAAGATGGAGAAGTTATGAAGTTTGGCGGTGTAAAACCGCCAAGAGTTTATGCTCCAAAAGAATATGTAAAAGTTAATAATGTTAGGCGTAATAGATTTGAAGCACCGCAGGAAATTGTTAGGCAAGCATTAAAGGATGTAGAGAAGATTTCAAAGATTCCATATAAAAAAATGTCAGAAAAAAAAAGCAAATTTTTTTTTTGGGGGGAAAATCCAGTGAAGGATGTTCCTGCTGTTTTGATTGATTTGCCTATTATTGAAGTCGAAACTTTAAGAAAACGAGATGTCCGAAAAGATGTTATTTTTCACACACTTGAATCTATGAAAAAGGAAGGGTTCAAAATGTTTAATAAAGGTTGTATTGTAGTTCATAATGGCGAGATTTTGACTATTTATATTACTGGAAAAGATGACAAAGCATTAAGCGAATCTGCCAAACACTTATACGATTTGGGTAAACAATTCACCGAATATTACCCAAGAAAAGAAGCAACTTTTTATACGCACGACAAAATTTTATTGAAAGGTAATCCAACTCTAAAAGAGAAAAGAGCATTCAAAAAGAATATGTCAAATGTCGAGAAAACTGACAGGTATTACGGATTTAATGCTTTGGATGGACAAATTAAATATTATTCAGCACCTAATCATTCAGCAGTAATAGATTACCACCCAAGAAAACCTGAGGCGTCTTTTGATGAAAAATTCCTTTATAATTTAATCTTTTCTTACGCTGCCTTGTATATGTTAGAAGAAAGGTATGCCCCTGCTGTTGCTAAATTTAGATTAATGAAAGCAGAACAAGTTGAAAAAGCACAAGCGATTCCAGGAGTTCCCTTGAAAGATTTACCAGCAACTTCTCTTGGTATGTCCGAAAATTTTGCTTCGGCATTACACGATGATTCAGGCATTAAAGGTATTACGGAAAGCATTATGTGGAGCAAAGTAGGACAAGACAAGGAAAGTTATTTCGTTAATGACCAAACCAAAATGGCGTTTGATTTGTCAGATGAAAATGCGATGATTTTAATTCCTCCAAAAGTTTCCCACGGAACAGCAAATACAGGTGAACACGGCGGATTTGGATTTGTGATTATTACAAAGGCAAATTTAGTTTTTAATACGCCTTTGAATAAGGAATGGCATAGTGCTTGGAATGGTTATTTAGGAACTTCTCTTTCTAAGGAAAGGTTTACTTCTTCTCGTAAAGGTTAGGTTTTGTCTCTTCAAGATTTAATGCTTGTGCCAAACACATAATACAATCAAAACTACAAACTTTACCTTCAATTCGAGGTTTCTTGCTTGAAGGTTCTACATAAGAATACGCCAAAGACGTTCCCACCTTATAAGGTTCAGGTTCATAACCATCTTGACGGAGAAGTATAGGATTCTTAAAAAAGTCAACAGGAAGCATTTTGGGAATTTCTATTGCCTTCGAGGTCGGTTCATTTGTGCCATTACAACCTTTAACATCAACATCCATTTGAGAAGAACCAGTTGCCATTTATTATAGTGATGAGTTATTTTCACATTAAATTAATATATTGTAATAATAAACAAGATGGCGAAAATTACTGAATACATGACGGTATTACACAAGAAGTTGGTGGAAGAAAGAAAGGTTGCTGACTCAACGGCAACACAATATATTAAGACATTATATAAACTTAATAATTCAACTCCATTTAAGAATCTTGCTTTTCTGAAAAGTAAGGATGCTATTGAATCTAAATTGAAGGAATATGCTGAAAGCACACAAAAGTCCCTAATGTCTAATATTGTTAGTGCTTTGTCCCTTTATAAAGACGCATCCAGTTATAAAAAGATTTATGCCTATTGGTTCAATCGTATGATGGAAAGAGTTAAAAGTGACCAAGAAAAACCTGATGACCACCAAAAGAGTTCAAAGCAAGAAGACAATTGGTTAAGTTGGGAAGTTGTAAAAGGACATCAAGATGCTTTGAAAAAAGAAGTTCAGGAATTTGAAAATAAGGGTGAAATTACATCAAAAGAATGGGATGTTCTACTAAATTATATGCTTTTGAGTTTGTATATTGAAATGCCACCTCGTAGAAATCAAGATTACCAATTTCTAAAAGTTAGTAGAAAAAATCCGTTAGATGATGAGTTTAATTACATTATTTTGGATGATGGTAATTTTGTCTTTAATAAATATAAAACCAAGAAAACGCATGGGAAATTAACTTTTCCAATTCCACCAACTCTTCAACCTATTTTGAGAACTTACCTCCACTTTCATCCCCTCTTTCTTACCAAAGGAAAAAATGCTGGAAAACCAGTCCACTTCCTTGTTGATTTTGCTGGGAATCCTTTTAGTAGTGTCAACGCAATTACTCGTCTCTTGAATAAGATTTTTGGAAAAAGGGTAGGTTCGACCATGCTTCGTCATATTTATTTGTCTGATAAGTATGATGTTAATGAAATGGAAAATGACGCCGAGAAAATGTCCCATTCTGCTGACGTTCAAAGAAATTATATGAAGAAAGTTCAAAAGGTTCAAATTCCCACGTATGGGGAAGATGATGAAGAATAAATTATTAATTAAATATAAATGGAAGCATTATTTAATTCCCTACCAGTTGAAAGAATAGTCGGTATGGTTAAAACTGCTGAATTAAAATTGAGAAGTAGGACTGGATTTCTTATTAATAAATTACAGCAATTACAACAGCAAGGAGTTCCTTATGAAATCGCTATGAGTAATTCTGAAATAGTAGGATTACTAAAAGACCTACAAACTACGAGAGAAGCATTACATTTTATTGCTGGAATTCTTCAAAGAAGAAGTTAATTAAAAAAAAACACTTGGTCTTGTAGTATAGTGGTAATTACGTCGGTCTTTGAAACCGAAAACACGAGTTCAATTCTCGTCAGGACTACTCTTTTTCCTAAAATTAGGATGAAGAATAGTTGACGTATTTTTCCGTTTGCTTGAAATTCTCAAAGTTATTCCAGTTGAAAATATACCCTTTGCTACGTCCATAATCTCCGCCACTTTTTACACATTTAGCAGTAGGTATAGAATCTCTCAAAGTTTTCGTTGGAATTTCCCATGCCATATAATAGTTGTCTTTTACTATATAATACCACCAATAATCTGCTTCCGTTGTTGAAAGTCCAGATGGTTTACCATTACACTCAAATTCAATATAAAATGAACCCCATTTATGTCCTAAGCGGTCTGCTTTAACTTCATAAGTAGTATTTCCAGTTTTTTCGTCCTCGACCCATTCAGTTTTAAAATCATAAGGTTTAAAATTTCCGTCAGGGGAATGAATAACTTTTTCTCCAACTAATTTTTTAGTTAATTCTTGAAAAATTTGTCCAAATTTGAGGTCGGCGGTAAAACTCATTACTCTAATTATTATTACCTTATAAAGATTTTTCCTTTAAAAAACGCAATTTTACTTTAACTCTTTTACACCTGTATGGTTTTTTATGTTTTTTTAAAATGTTGGTGAAAAATAAATGTCCTCCAAGGTAAGTTTGAATATAGATGGTGACGGCGACACTATTGCCTCTATAACCGCAGGAAAAAAAGATGCTGGAGAACTAAAATTAAATAGAGGTGATGACAAAAAAGGCAAAAAGAAAAACTTTGAACTTGATTTTGGGAAGAAAAGAATGAAGGGAATTAAACCACGAGAACAGCAAGAATTAATGATGTTCTTACAAGAAGCACATTCAAGAGGTATTCCACCTGAACATCTACAACATTCTAATCCTGCTATTATTGATTTGTATAAGGGAATGATTGGGGAAGCAGAAGAGAAATCAAATTCTAATATTGAATTACCCCCAAATTCTACTTTTCAATTAGTTCCTTCCGCAGATGCTAAAAGACGTGAAGTTTGGTATATAGCAGGAGCATCAGGGTCAGGTAAATCTTATATAGCAAAAGGACTTGCTGAAAAATATAGAGAATTATTCCCTGACAGGCAAGTTTATTTGGTTTCTAAACTAAATGATGATGAGACATTAGATTCTATGAAACCTAAACTTAATCGCATAAATATTTCTAAACTTGTTGAAAAACCTCTACCTGATTTAGAACCTTTGAGAGAATGTATGATTATTTTTGATGACTATGACACATTCCAAGGAAAAGAAGCAAAAGTAGTTCAACAATTAATTGATGACATCGCGATTCAAGGTAGGCATACTATTACCACAATGCTCTGCCTAACCCACTATTTAAGCAATTATAAGAAAACACGTCTACTACTTACGGAAGCAACCCACTTCGTTCTTTACCCACAATCTACTGGTTCTCACGCATTAAATTATTTGCTCCAAACCTATTTGGGTATGGCAAAAGAAGAAACAGCAAAATTAAGAAAAACTGGTTCAAGATGGGTATGTATTCACAAAAATTACCCCCAATATGTAATCACAGAGACATCAGCATGGATTATGAACCAAGCAGAAGATTTTGAAAAGGAATAGTTAAATAATGAATAGTTGTTTTTTGTAAAAGGATTTTTTCAAAAGTCCCTCTATAAAAAGGCATGTTCCTAAGAGGGGGAACAGAACATTCAAAAAACTATAAACTTTCTAAAAATCAAAATACAAAAAAACACTAAAACACTATTTATTTATTAAATTATATAAAACCATTTACACATACCCAGTTATATATAAGTATAACAACAAGATGAGCGAAGAAGTAATGGGAATCATTGATGAAGACCTGCGTGTTAATTTTCGTATTGTTCGTGCTTTGATTCTAACTGACCCTACATTTAGAGTTTATTGTATGCCTCGTTATGTAGTGCCTGAAAGTTGGAAAGAAATGATGAAAAGCGATTATGAATTTGAATCTCACCAATCCCCTGATGAACTAATACCTGAATTACCTACAAATGAAGATGATTGGTTAGTTGCGTATAATAAAAAACTTCAAGAAGCAGTCCAGAGTATTAATGAGACGATTTTTATGCTTACAAATTAATAAATGAAGTTATTAAGTATTTTAAAATCAAGAGACGGAACGCATAAATATACCGCTTCTTTTCAATTAGAAGATGGTATAAAAAAAGTTAGTTTTGGTGCTGTTGGGTATGACGATTTTTTGCTTACAAATGACAATAAGAAAAAACAAGCATATTTGCGTAGACACCGAAAGAGAGAGGATTGGAATAATCCCCTTTCTGCTGGTGCGTTGAGTAGATGGATTCTTTGGAATAAACCTAATTTTTTAGAAAGTGTTAATTCATTCATTAAAAAATTTAACCTTTAAGAACTCGGTTTACCGTCGCTGCCGAAGTTTCAAGTTCTTTTGCTAATGCTCGTTGACTCATAGTAGGATTTCTTGCTTTTAGTTCCCTAATCGCTGTCTCCAAGGTTTTACCTGCGGACACTGGTTTGTCTCTTTTCTTGCTTTTCTTTCCAAAAGTATTCACAATCCAATCACTTGGAGTTTCTACCTTGTCATAGTTAAAAACCACGTTCTTTTTCATCGTAGAATCTTTGGAATTCTTAAAAGGTCTCTTGTATTCTCCATCGTGGTATTGGTTATTTTCTGCCAGCATTCGCTGAATAAATCCTGAATTACGACTACTACCTCTTGGTTTTCCCATTCCACTAAAAAATAAATCAAGAAATCCACCTGCTACAATAGGGTCAAATCCACCTTGTCCTTGCTGTGCCTGATGGTATGCCGTAGTTAGTTCATTTACAAGAGTTTGTAATTCAGCAGGATTAGTTAGACCTTGGATTCTTTGAATTAATGCGTTATTAGGTGCTTGTCCTTGTGCTACTGCCAAAGGATTAATTTGACCTAATGCTTGTTGAATCACTGCTTTCTTTGGAGCAAAACCACGAACCTTTTTTAGTCCTTGACGAGTTAAAGCGTCAATACCAGTTCGTAATTCTCCAACTTGTGCTTGTGGAACAATACCCTTTTGTCCAAGATGGAACGCTAATTCCTTCCAGTTTCCTGAACCACGCTGTTTCATCTGTTCCACAACAGCACCATCGCAACGTGCTAAACAAGAATTTCCATACGTTCTACCATTTGTTGCCGTAACTGGTGCGTAGTTTTTGGGACACATACATTGAGGTTTTTGCGTTCTATGGAGCATTTATTCTATGAAACAGATTTTTATTCTTCAAATAAATCTTGGTCGTGTTTTTTTGAACCATCTAAAAATGAATATACCCTTGCCATTGCCCATTGTTCCTTTGAAAGTTTTTTACTCATAGGAGCAATCCCTTTCTTAAATGTTCCTTTTATTCTTACTGATTGCGGATTTGTTTTATAAGCACCAATTCCACGATTATAAACTTCTTGAAGAATCTTAATAGGAAATTGAGTAATTTTGCTTAAATCTTCTAATGAATACCCAGTGTCTTCTAATTTATATTTTTTAAGAAAACTTTTACGATGAGTTTTACCTTCACCATGTAAATGTTGGTTATTGATTCTTCGTAAATAATCTTTCACATCTTCCCAATTTACTAAAATAGCATACAGCAAAATAAATAATGCTTGAAGGGTAAATTCATTAATAAATTCAGTTGCCGATGTCCCACGAGGAAATCCTCTTACAACTTTGTCTAACCAATTTGGAAATGAACGTCTTATTCTTTCAGTAGCATAATCAATAATTTCTTGCCGATGTTCTTGCGTTGGTGGAAGCATACGAGGATTACCAACAACAACTAATCTACCTAAAAAATCCCTGAATGCCATACCAGTAGTAGTCCCAATTAATTCAGTGCCACCTTCTAATAATTTTTCCATTTCATTTTGTATTCCAGTTCTATAAAGTTGATTCAAGAAATCAATTCCAAAAATACTAACAATTAACGAGACAAAGAACAGCAAATTGCTTTCAATAACATAATCAATTGCCCTTCTAATTTGTTCTCTTTCCATTTATAATTTAATGAATTTTTTAAATTAAGTAAATCCACCTACGCCACAATTGGGTCTTCCATCCTTACGTCCTTGAACGCAAACTGGGTGCATATTACCAGCATTTCTACAAAAAGAAGGGCAACCACTCTGAGCAATTCGTCCACCTTTTCTCCCACCTAATCCCATATTAGAACTTGGAGCAAATTCGGTAAAAGGTTCACCACGTATTTGACGAATCATTCCAGTATTAGGGTCATAAGGAGTTCCGCCAGTATAGTTCATTCCATCATAAACAGGACGAGGTCTTGGTCTTGGTTGAGGCATTCCAAACATAGGGGGAGAAGGGTCATAAGGTCGAGGCATAGGTGTGAAATCTTGAATAGGACGAGGATTATAAAAATCAGGAGTTCCACCAATATAGACAGGTGGATTATAAAAATCAGGAGTTCCACCAGTATAATATTCAAGTTGAGGTTGCTGTTGAATTAAACTACCAAAAAATCCACCAGTTAGTTCTGCTTCGGCATCATTTTCTACATCATCTAAAATTTCTGCCTTTGTTAGATTAGCAATTTTTTGTGCGAAATCCATAGTCATTCCCTTTCCACGACGATGCTTTCCAAATCCAATATTTAGATTTACCCCTCCTGGAAGGGATTGTTGTGCTGCTGCGATTCCGTTAATTGCCTTGGCACCTGCTAATGCCACTTGTGCTTGGGACATTCCTGCTGCCGTTTGTCCAACTGCGGAAAGTGCCCTGAAAACAGCATTAGAACCTTGACCTGCTGCCACGGAAACTCCTGGAATTGGTAGAAGACCAAGAACCAGTCCAGCAACATCCGTAGGGTCAATCTTGCGTCCTAATGCTGCCTTTCCACCAATAGTTACTGCTGCTCCTGCTGCGGAAATTAGTGCTGCGTTGGCACCCATTAATGCTGGTCCTGCGAGACCAAATGAAGCAATAGTTCCTGCGATGGTAAGAACTGATGATGCTACAATAATCCAAACCATAGGGTCTACGCTCTTAAACCAAGTGTCCGTAGCATTTCCAAATTTCTCAAAAGCATCTTTTAGTGGTCCAAAAGTTCTTTCCATTTCTTCCTTGCTGAATGCTGATGCCATCTTATTACCAAAATCTTGGAATGCTGCCTCTGTGTCCTTACCAAATTTACGGAAAGCATCTCCAAGTCCATTCTTATTAGGGTCAAATGATTCTTGTAAAAATTGTTTGACTGGTCCTTCTAATGCTGATTTAAGAACTTCTCCTGCTGCCCCAACACCTCTACGGAAATCGCTGTTAGGATTGTCAAATTCATTTGCTACTTTTTGGAATGCTACACCTACACCATTCTTGTTAGGGTCGAAGGCATTTTCGGCACCACGTCTCATCACGGAATCAGGATTGGTAAATTCATTGTCTATTCTACGCAACGCATCCGCAGTTCCAGCACTGAGAACGGAATTAGGGTTAGTAAATTCATTTGCTACTTTATTGGCAGCGTCAGTTACTCCTTTTGCGAGAACGGAGTTAGGGTTAGTAAATTCGTTTGAAACCGCAGCAACTGCTTGATTGACTGCTTGTGCTACACCATTCTTATTAGGGTCAAAAGCGTTTGCTACACCATTCTTATTAGGGTCAAAAACATCCCACCAATTTCCACCTCTCATTCTACTACCACCAACACCTCTTTCACTGGCAGTTTTAATTTTACGACGTCCTGAAATTTCTGCTACTCGATTTTGTGCGAGATGGAGTTTGTCAAGTAGCATTTGACGACGCATAACACTTTCGTGGTGTAGGCGTTGTTGTTCCGTGAAATTTTCCATAGAAGGCATAGCACGTTCTTGGATTCGTTGTGCTGTTCGCATACGAAGTTCTTGGCGATGTTCCATTTTATATTCTTATGTAGTTTTTATTTCAATTTAATTCTACACATATTAATAAATGTCAAGAACCACACAATACATTCGTGGTAAACAGCGTGAACGAGGGGGTGAAACAAGCAGATTTATGACTGATGGATTTGACAGATGGGCGGAAAGTGAAACACCAGCAAGTTTTAATTCTTTGGAAAAAAATCCCACTGAACTAACAAAAGGAACAATGGCAAGTGGTATGCGTTATGGACAAAATCTTGATGGTATGGTAGGTTCTTCTCGTAAGCGTAAGGGTAAACACACAATGCCTGATGGTTCTGTAATGTTAGGTTCTAAACATGGTGGTGGTATTTATGATGATTTTTTGGCAGGGTTTAATAAAATTTCTAATGAATTCACTAACCCTCAATCATACCTTCAACAAGGTGTAGGACAAGTAACGAACGAATTTACCAATCCTGATTCTGTGCTTCGTGGTGATTATTTACCCAAGGTTGGCAATGAATTCACTAATAACGAATCCCTACTTCGTGCTCAATATTTAGGTCAGGCAGCGGACGGAGTTGCCAAGGCAGCACCAATTCTTGACATGCTTGGGGAACAAATGGGACTTGGTAAGGGTGTAGGAAAAACTATGGCAGAAATTCTAAAAGGTGCTAATGAAGTAAATAAGGCAGCGAAGGCAGTTGGTTATGGTAAGCGTGGTGGACGCAAATGTTGTATGGGTGGTAAGAAAGGTGCGTTGGATTATGTAAGTGAATATGTGCCTGAAAGTAGAGATGCTATTTCTCAAGCAAAGGGTTATGCTCCACTTCTAAAAATGCTTCTAAAAGGACAGGCACCGCAATATTCTTCTTATATTGACCAAGGTGCTGACATGCTTGGACTTGGACGTAGGGTTGGTGGACTGAGAATGCGTAACCCAGCGGTAGACCCTCGCCCTATGGAAGTTAAATCTTCTCGTAAACCTTCTGCTCGTAATGAAATTGTAAAGCGTGTAATGGCAGAACGTGGTGTTTCTATGCCCCAAGCATCAAGCATAGTAAAGCGTGAAGGTTTATATTAATAAATAAAAAACCGCACAAGAATATAAAATGACTATGCCTTCGTTTCCTAACTTACCAGTGTTGTTTCCTGATGAAGCAGTATTTCTAAATCAGCGTGGATTTCGTCCACCTATGGAAACAATACTGCCTCCACATTTACAATTTTTCACAAATCCTGAAGACCCTGCTGAAATCGTTAAAAAAGGTTGGGACGCACAATCTCGCAAAGTTGTAATGGATTCCCTCGCAAATAATAAATCAAAGGAATTAGGTATGCTTGGACGTAAAGGAAATACTCCGAATTCAACCTTGACTGGTGGTGCTGTGACCAAAGCAGGAAGAAGTATGGCAAGACAATTTTTAATGACTCGTGCTGAAAATAAAGCGTCAACAAGTGAATCTTCTTTTTTTAGTCCTACCGCACAAGTTAGAGGAACTGAAGTTGCCCCACCTGACACTCGCACACTATACATTACACTGGTTTCTATTGCTGATGAAATCCAAGTTGGAAATATTACAGAAGGCACACTTTCTAAATTAAATAGTGCTATTGGTTCTCTTCTTCAAATTTCACCAAATTTAAGTGGAAAGCAAATGGGACAAATTCGTGATTTCCTAACTACTATGGCACAATCTTGTAGAGTTCTTCTTACTCGCCAGCAATTAGACGCATCCAAGAGAAGATTAACTGCTTCGGCATTAAGTCAACTTGAAAGAATGAGTGGAATTATTACCCAAATGGCTCAAACTTCATCACCTCGAGAACGTGAAATTATTGGACGTCAAATGTTCACAAGTTTGGGAGTTGAACCTCTTGAATCCGCATTAAGTCCTCTATTTCGTGAAAGACAAGTTCCTAATCGACCTCTATTTGAACCACCACTCGTAGCACCTTCTGGACGTCCACGTGGGAGACCTACACTTGAAGAACAAGCACAAGTGGCACCTCCTGGACAAAGTTCTCTTCTTGATTGGTTAAAGAGAGGTGAAGCGAGAAGCACGGCAACAGGTTCAACTGGTAATCCATTAGCACCTTTCGGTTTATTAAGTCCTACATCCGCAGCAGTTGAAGAGGCACTTGCTTCTGCTGGTTCTCCAAGTGGGACTACAAGAAAATTACGTCTGCCTCCAACTCCAAGTCCAAGTGGAGAAGGACGTTACGGACGACGTGGTCGCAAATATTAGTTAAATTTCTCATTAAATTATAAATGCCTATGCCTGATGAATTGCGAGTTCTCCAAGTTATAGCAAAACAATCTTATAATTTAACTGACCCTATACAGAATGTTGATGGTTGGCAATTAATAAGATGGACTCCAACTATGAAATTTTATATGAAAGGGCAAGATGTAATTGTAGGAGTTCGTGGCACAAAAACGCAAGAAGATGTTGGGACTTGGTATACAATTCCTTTTGATTTACTTTATTCAACTGGTGTATACCAACGAGATGAAGCAGAATTAAGGGCATTTCAGCAAGATTACCCTCTTGATTTATATAATTATTATGCTGTGGGGCATTCTCTTGGTGGTGCTATTATTGACAACCTTATTAAAAAAGGTTTAATTCAAGAAGGGACTTCGTATAATCCAGCAATAGAATGGTCTGACATTAATAGAGGATTACCAAATAGAAGAATTTATTATGGGAATGACCCTTTGTATAGAATTATGGGTTGGTATGACAAAAAAAGCGAACACAGAGATTCTAAATACGGACAATGGGTAGATGTATTAACTGCTTATTCACCAATTCCTGCTGCTATTCTTGGATTAGAAGCACACAATCTAAAAAATTTTACTGGCGGAAAAAGTTGTTGTTCTTCTTGCGAAAAAGGTTCGTCCTGTGGTGGCAAACTAAAATTTGCTAAGAAATACTTGAAAGGATGCGGTATGCCAGCATCAAAAAAGAATGTAAGTAAAGTTTTAGATGCTATGGATTCCGAAGGAGTTGTCTTCGAATAATATATAAAACCATTTAAACATAAGGCATTATATAATATTAAATGGAGAAGACAACTGCCGAGAAGCATTATGACAACGTCCAAAAAGCAGTAAAAAAATATTATGAGAAGAATAAGGAGAGTATTAACGAAAAAAGACGTCAGCGTCGAAAGGAAAAACGGCAAGAAGTTAAAGTAGAAATTGAAGCACCTATTCCTCCTGCGAACTAAGTTCATTTTCACTTATATTTTGGTCTTCCTCAACTTCTTCTTGTTCCTCAATAATCTCTTCCTTCATCTGCTCTTTTAATCGCTCTACGATTGAAGAATAGTTGAGTGAGTATTTAATTAATTTCCATGCTTCTTCTTTCAAATCTTCTTCGGCATCGCAAGTCAAAGCATTCATACAATCAGCACCATTCCAAATTTCTTTGCGTTCAGCATAAGGTAAAGACATTAGGAAAATAAGGAAAAAATCTTCAATTTCGTCCTTGACACTCATTTGTATTATATAAAGCAGTATTATTTAAACCTTAAATAGTTAGTTAATGAAATAATGTTTTTTTGTTTTTCTATATTTTACAAGTATATGAAAATTTAAATGTTCTGTTCCCCCATTAAGGAACATGGTATTTCTACTATATACTTTCTCAAAAGTTCTTTTACAAAAAACAACTATTCACTATTTAACTATGCTATTTATATAAAACCATTTACACATACCTAATCATATATAAGTATAGAAGAAATGTCCTATAATACTCCTGACGTTGACAATCACATTGATGCTCTTTACAAACTTGCGGAAGAAAATGGTATTGAAAGAACACATTGGTCTTACGATGATTATGACAATGAAGTAAGGGATTTTACCCAACCTCATAACTTTACTGCGAAATATATTAATGCTGGTTGTTGTGAAGAAGAAAATTGCTATGGTTCTCTTGATGAAAATTTTAAACCTTGTCAAAAAACCCTTCTAATTGGTTCTACTTGGTTAGATTTGTGGAAAAGTATTGAAAATTATTGCCGTCAAAAGAAGTGGTGTAATCATATTTTTATTGAATGTATTGAACAACGAGGAGACACTTTATTTATTGCTTGTGGTTCTTAAAGAAAAAAATACAAAAAATTGAGATTAAATAATCCCAGTTTTTTATATTATTATTTTTGCTGTTTAAAATTCTTTAATTTCCTTAGCAGTATGCGGACATAGGACTATGCTTCTTTCCCATCTTTCCTACATGCTTGGCAGAACCAACCATACGAGCAAGGGAATCAGGGGCAGCAACCTGAGATGCTCCAAGAATGTCCGTCTCCGTGAGAATACCCTTGATGATGCGAGAAGAACCCTTGATGGTCTCGAAGAAACCACTATTTACCGCTACTACATAGATGCTTACGTTTGCCTGAGCAGCACCAGTAGTATTCACAATACGTCCAGTAAATTGGAAGGTGAAGTTGCCTACGAGTCCAGGTGCTTGTCCGCTTTGTAGAGGGAAATCACGTCCAGGACGGAGAACAAGCGGACCACCTACCGTCGCAAGTTTCTTACCAAGTCCTGACCAACAAGCACCACTCCAAGTTGCCCAATCTAAATCAACTCCATTACGCCAAGACATCTTGTATAGTTGTTGCTGAGTGTGAGAAGCAAGGAGACCTGAAAAGTTGTCAAAATTGACAGAAATGTTAGAAAAGGGTAATACCCAATCACCATAGGTAGAACCAGTGTATGACTGAGGTTTTACATAAATCATTAGCAGGTCAGGAATGGAAGGAAGTGTGATGGTTTGAGATTGAACAATAGTTTCAACAGGAGCAAGGGCAGTTCCACTCGCAGCGGTAAAAGAAGGGGAAATATACCGAGGAAATTCCATCCAAGGAACTACTGACTTTGCTGGTAGGTCAACTTCAATTGGGGGAGTTAGAAATTGGACGTTTAGGAGAGGTTGTTCAAAGGGAGTTGCGAGAGTTGTGTTGTAGGTTACGGTAGGAGCAACAGCATAAGTTCCACCAAGAACATCCGTAGGGGCAAAACGAAAAGCACGAGCAGGAGAAGGTGTCATGTTTACCGTGAGTTGAATGTTTTGAACGCCAAAAAGACCAGTGGAAAGTTCATATTCATCTCCGAAAATAAAAGGAGGTAGCACAAGTTTTTCAGTAGTTAACCAAGAGCAATTGATTGAATAAGCGGTGTCGCCACCTGCTTGAGCAACAGGTAGACCTTCAAAACCAGCAACGGCAAGGGAATAATCGCTTCCAGCAGTGCGTGCTTCAAAGCGGAAATCTGGCCAAGAACCACATGCTACATCTTCAGTAGCACCAGCGGATTGACCATAACCACCACCAGCAGAAGCAAGAACAGATTGAGGGGTTAGCAAATAAGTATTTGTAGCACTTCTATACCCTACCGTCTCAGGCACTGAATAAAGTTTGTCAAGTTGAGTAGGGCAAGTGCGTTGCTTACGAGCAGCAGCCATGTCAGAAAGACGAAGAATTTGTGGGAGAACGTCAGCAGTGTTAATGGTCACGGTAGAATCGTTAATTGTAGCAGACATAGTATTAACACATTGGTGAGAAGGGAAAGGAGCAAGGGACATATTTACTCCAGGAATTAGAACAGGTCGGTCATTAGTGCTACCAGCAGAAAGTGTAAAAGAAATTACAGCATAAACACGTTGCGTCCAATCAACTGCTCGGTCTACGAAAACATTTTCAGAGGGAACTTGAATGTTATAGGTCTGAGAAGCAATTGAATTTGCGATTGCTGAATATTTACCATTCGTTAGGGACAAAGCACCCTTTTCAACCGCATAAGAAGGACGCTGTTGGACAATGCGAGGGTCAACAACTGCTACTTTGGAAACTTCACTTGTCGACATTTTATTTAATGGAGAGGTTTTTTTTCAACTAAACAATACACGCGAGATTTTTATTCAACGTCTCGGCGTTTGAAAAGAAGGCGAACACTTACAGAACCTTGGTTGGGAAGAGTCATAGGAATTAATTGATTCGTTAGACGATGACGCCAATAAACTCTTAAATCAACATTAGTAAGTCCATCTCGGTCATGTCCTAATGAGGTGAAAGAAGGGGTATTTGGAAAGTAGTGAATTAATCCCCTAAATGACTCCGTGTCAATTTCATCTGCGGAGGTCTCGATTAAAACTTTTTGGAATGCGTTAGTTGTAGCAGAAGTTGTCCCTATACTTGCTGAACCATAAGGGATTGTGCTAACAGCATATTCATTTCTTACTGGAATATGGGTTGTTGTAATAACAATAGAACTAACAGGAGACCACATAGTTCCAATAGAAGACATAGTTTCCTTAATCTTAAAATACTCTGGAAGATTATTTGTTGTTAATAATGCTGGAGAAACTCCTACACCTGAAGGAAAAGTATAAGTAGCACCACTCCATAATGAACCAAAAACATAAGGTTGAAGAGAAGAAGGGTAAGAAGAATCATTTGGTTCAGGGACTGGTAGAATTTGAACTTCAGGGTAATAAATCGTAGCAGTTTGTCTCGCAGCGTAAGTAGTAGCAATTGACTCCGTGCCAAGAGGACTTGCTAATTTAATTCCACCAGCAACCAATTGACTATTACTACCAAAATATTTAGAAGGTAAATTAGCAATTAACTGGGCGAGATTCGTATTCATACCATAAATAGCATATTCACTTGTATTATATTCGGCACCTGCGCCTGTTTTTGGGTCTTGAAATGGACTAAACGCTGACATAGAACGATTAAATGTAGGAACAACTTGTTCTATGGTATTCAAAGATGTCAAATTTCCACCAACAGGAATATTCATGTCACCCCAAAGGGAAAAGGTGTCTGCTAAGAAAACAAATCTCTTTTCATCGCCCAAATACATAAACATAGGCGGTTTAGTTCCCATTAATAGTCCAGGAGCAGCACCAGTTAATAGAGCAGCGTTTTTACAATCTAACCACGCCATTCCAACAGCATTATTAAGCATTTGTAAAAACCAATCAATATTGTAGCAATAATAATAAGTTGAAGGTAGAGAAGGTGAACCACTTGAAGGAACTGGTGTCCAAGATTCTTTATTTTCAGTTTCCCATTGTAGAAAGCGAGTAGATTGGAAATAATAGTCAACATTTAGAGAATCTGTTATTTTAATCGTGAATGTAAAACTATAAATTGTGTTATTAACATTTACAACTGGGGTTTGAATCTCAGGAATAAAAACAGGTAAATTTTTTCCACCTCCATCAATTTTAAAGTTTTCAACTGACACTACATATTCGCTCGAATCAGTCATTAAGGAAGACGCACGTGTGTCACTATATTCAATCGCAGGGTCATCAGCAAGTTGTGTTGTTGCTGTTGAGTTGTTGATGATTGATGCGTTGTAATACAAGTAATCAGGGTCAGCAAGAGAATTACCTCTACGAATAACAGAAGAACCAATATTCAGCATTTATTATTAAGTGAGTTAATTTTCTAATGTTTACTTTCGCATCATATTAAAGGTAAAAGCACTTACGAAATCATCTGGACTCATTCCTGAATCTATAACCATTTGCGTATATTGAGGTAAGGACAAATGTTTAAAATATAATCTTGTGGCACAATGTCTTCCACACGTATTTATGTCTTGCTTGTCTTCTTGAAATGGTGCTTTGCTATATACTACCTTATACCCTGAACTACCTAACATTTTAGTTAAATGGTCTGTGTCTTGTCCGAATTGTTCTAATTTGTCTTCGGTCAACCATTCCTTTTCTTCATCAGGTTTATAATTTCCATAAGGGTCAAAGTATTCAATTTTATTACCCCTTTTAAGCAGACAAACCCAATGCCCTGTGCTTTCATCTTCCGTTAAATAAAGAAGCATTAATCTGCCTTTCTCATCTAATACATCGTCAATATTGTCGTGTTCTAATAGTTGTGGGTAAGACATAACTTTTAGAGTTGGAATAATTTGTTTGATGTCATCTTCGCTTAAAGAATAACTTTTAATTTCATCTGCCGAACCACCTTTAAGAATAGCATTTCTTTGCTGGACTGCCCTTTCTAATCGCACAGGTTTGCGACTTAATGGAACTCCGTTAAGGTATGCCCTAACACCATTCTTAAAAGTTTTTAATTGTAGCATTTATGTATTACGTGGATTTTAAGCAGGAAGTTTAGGACTTGGAGGTAAAGTAATTTTTAGTTCTTCCTTTTTTTCAGGTTCAGGTGGCGTAGTATTTTCTACATCTAACGAAGCAACAACTTCTTTCCCACAACAATTACTCCTTATGCGTTTGTGATTAATATAAGCAAGAATACTTCCGCCAATGGAAATAACTATTGAACCAATAGCAAGTGCCGATGAAGTTGTAGAATCCATTTATATTTATTCACCATTTAATTCTTTATGCTTTTTAGTCGAGCAATGTTGATTCCAGTGTTGTCTTAATAGAGTTTTATATTCGCATTTTTCACATACAAATTCAGTATTTCCTTCTGCCTTGTTTTTGTGCTTTGTAGTTCCCAAATGGTTGTCATATTCAAGTTGAGTTCTTGATTGGACGTCGCATATTTTACAAAACCACATTTTTAGTTTTTGCTTTCTTTTATGTTCTACATCATAATTAATATGGTAATCCCAATTGCTATAACTGGTTGTCTTATACTTACATTCTTCGCAATAATGTTCTACTGCTGGTTTATTTTCCATCTTTTTAAGTTGTTCCTTAATTTCCTTAACATCTGCTTTAATTTCCCCAACATCATTTTTAACGCTTTTCAAATCTTGCTTTACTTCAACAACATTTTCTTGAAG